TCACAACGGCGGCACGGGACCCGACCGGGTCGGCTCCGCTCCGTCACCGCAGGGTCTGCGCCCGGTACGCGGCACGGACTCGCTCCATGCCCGCGCACCGGACGGATGGGGCGCCGCGACGGCCCCCTTCCTCACCGCACGGGCAGGCCGGTGATCTGGCGGGTCCCCGCCAGCGCCGATGACCAGGTGGGTGACCTCCGGTGGGGTCAGCTCGTAGGTGTAGGTGTCCAGGTTGCCGAGCTCTACGGAGAACCCCATCTCCTGGGTGAGGCCACGGGGCTCGTGCATCCCGAACTCCAACACGGTGCCGTTCTGCAACACCCGCCACCCCAGGTTCGCGTCGGCGCCGAGGGAGAACGTGTGCTCGTGCAGGTCGGTGAACCGCTCCGCTGAGGTGATGGTGGGGCCGGAGAACACGGTGCGGCCGTTGATGTCGAAGACGATGCCGTTGCCTTCTTGGAGGAGGGCGGCGGCGCTGTCGGTGTCGGCGTCCACAAAGATCTTCCAGGCCCCGTGGGCGAGGTGGCGCGGATCTCCAGCTCTTGCTCGTCATCGATCTCGCCGATCATGCGCCGGTTCGAGTCCCGCACTCTGATCGTCCACGCATTCACGGTATCCTCACTTTCAGGCATCCATGAGCGGAGAAGCTACTTTGAATGAACCCCACACTCCCGACACATCAAATAACATCAATGGAACAATCGAAGGCGCAAGCGTCCAGGCGCACACGATTCAGAGCATACACTTCCACAACACCACCAAGAGGGAAGAGGGAAATCCATTCTTAATAGAAGTCCAAAGAAAATACGGTTTTGTTAATAACTCCGTAGATATCTCTCTAAAAAGCAGGCTTGGCACTCCTGTTTACATTCAGTCGCTCAAACCTCGGATCATTTCCAGGCACACGGAGCACCCAGCCGAAGGCTGCGCACCACACTTCTACAGCTACACACATCTGCTGTTCGAGGTACAACTAGATCCAGGAAAGGAGAAATTCATCCCCACCGAGAATGTACTCATTCCAATCGAAGTAGAGAACGAGACAGCAACTCGCCTTCAGTTGGACACCCTCCGCCCTCCTATAGGCCACGCCGTGGAATGGGAAATACACGTGGATTGGTTCTTCCATGGCATGCCAGGAACCACACGAATCACTAATGAAGGGCGGACATTCGTGAGCACACCCCTCGATCATGACTGCTCCATGTGCCCACCTTTTTGAACGCCAGAGCTCACACAGTCGCAGCGAGCGGCGTGTACCGCAGGATCAGCCGGGACTCCTCCCCCATCCCGAACGGCGTCACATCCCCCGTGTTCTCCCCCGTCGGAAGCGGCCACAGCGTCGACCCCGGATCCGCAAGGTGCTGATAGGCGCGGACCCCGTTCAACCGGACCGACTTGCGGCGGGAACGGGTGTCGATGACCAGCTCATCCGCCAACTCCAGGCCCGTGGTGACCTCCGGGGCGGGCTCGGGTTCCGGGGCGGGAGTGGCCGCGGGCTCCGGGACGGTGGGCTTCTCGGCCAGGGGCCTCAGCGACGATCGCGCGGACCCGCTCCTCCGACAGACTTGCCGGGGTGGTCTTCACCGGCTCCAGAGACGTCGCCTGGTTCGCGCCGACCAGGCACGGACCCGCCTCGAACAGCTTCAGCTCCCGCAGCTCGTAGTAGCCCGTGCGGGAACCGTCGTCGTTCTTCAGGTCGACGTAGGCGCCCTCACCGACCTCGTAGCCGAACGAGAACTGCTTGACCCTGCGGCCCTTCAACAGCCTGTACACCTTCGCGGCGAACGGCTCCTCCAGGTCCACGCGGGCCTTGATCCACAGCCCCTCCGGGGTCTCCTTGGCCTCCTCGATCACACCGATGTGCGCGTCGGGGTTCGACCAGTCATGCGACCAGATGAACGGGATCGGGTCCTTGGACTCCGCCCACTCCCCCAGAGTCTTCTCGAACGCGCCGGGGGCGATCTTGTCGCCGACGCTGTCCTTGTCGTAGCTCGCGACGATGGCTTCAACGACACCGTCGTCGGTGCCTTCGTGCTCCCCCGCGGCCTTGATCTGGACGGGCACACTCTTCGTGCGCATCGTCATGGGTCACTCCTCATCCGGCGTCGCGCCGGGGTCGTCTACTGATTCGGGGACGCCGGTGATCGACAACATGCATTTGCACTTCGCGGACTCGCGCGCGGGCAGGATCGAGTCGCCCGGCCACCGGCCACCGTTGGAGAACTTGCCGTCGATCGGCACGGTCTGACCGTTCATGCGCGCGTGCGTTGACCTGGGGTTACGGGACGTGGTCCGCCAGGTTTTGCGGGCGGAGTCACCGAACACCTTCCGGGCTTCCACGACCGACGTGTAACCGGCCACGTGGTGGGCCTGACGGGACGCCAGCTCGGCGGCGCGGGAGGCAGCCCACGTCGCGAACAGGGCCTTCAACGCCTCCGGTGGGTCGTCGGCGTCCAACGCTTCCTCGACCTGGACCCGGGAGGTGTCCGTGGCCGCGCGCGCCTGGCCGGCCGCGTTGTCCATCAGCCACTCGGCGGTGTCGGCCGGGTCGTAGTCGGCGGGGTCTTCGCCCATCTCCTCCAGGGCGGCGCGCGCCGAGGATGCGGCGGTGGACAGGTTGACCTGGGTCAGGACCATGGCTAGTTCGCCTTCCCACCGGTCCCAGTTCACCGAGGCCGCGGACTCCTTGGTGAGGGCACCGCGGGCCTTCGCCGCGCCGAGGAGAGAGGAGAGGGCGCGGCCCTGCCGGTCGAAGAACCGGGCGAGTTCCTTACCGGCCTGGTCCACGGCCCGCTCCGGTGGTGCGGCCTTGAGGTGCACCGTTCGGGTCTTCGTGAGGGCCTTGGCCGGGTACGGGGGCGGAGCCGAAGCGCGGGGGGAAGCCTGTCCGCCCTGGGTGACGTTGAGCGGGGTGATCAGCTCGTCGCCGCCCTCGATCGCGGGCAGGTTGTCCAGGGCGCGCTGTTCGTTGCGGGTCATCCACGGGCCGCCCACAGCGGTCGACCCGGCGGCGGCGCGCTCCTCGAAGCTGCCCTGGATCTTCTCCCGGATGTCGAACTCGAGGTACACCAGGTCGGGGTCCGCGAGTTCGGGCACGAGCTGGATCTCGAAGGACTCGTCAATGTCGACCAGCCACGGGCCCAACGTGTCCTGGTACAGCTGTTTGTGCTGCTCGCGGATGTTGGAGAACGTGGCGTGGTCGAGGATGCCGACCAGCGGCGGCGGGATGTGGTAGGCCGCCGCGACCTCTTCCCTGGTCAACTTCCGGGCCTCGATGTACTGCGCCGACTTGGGGTCCAACCCGGCCGGGACGTACTTCATGCCGTCCTCGAGGATCGGCACCCCGCCGGCGTCGGCCCCGTCGCCGCCGTACAGGTCGCGGAACTCCCGCTTGAACCGCTCGCGGGCGGTGTCTGACCAGCCGTCGCGGGGGTTCTTCGGGGCGGGGCGTTCGATGACACCCGAGATGCGGGCGCCGTTGCGCCACATCTGCTGCCGGTGCTTGTTGGCTTCGTACTCCTCTTGGAGGATGCCCTTCAACGCGGCCATGGGTGAGGTGCCGTGCCACAGGGACTCGACGGCGTACCCGTGCAGGTGGATCATGTCCTCAGCGGGCACCCACACGGACCCGGCCACCCAGTACCCGCCGGGTTCGATCCATGACCCCTGGTCGGCGGTGACCCATGGGCGGGGTACCGGCAGCAGACCGATGACCTTCCCGTTGGTGTCGCGGATCTTGGCGATGAAAGCGTCGTCGTAGATGGCTCGGTCCGCGACGATCCGGAAGAGGAGCTGGTAGCGGGTGAGCTTCCGGCCGGGCAGCGGGGTGCGTAGCAGGCGCGGGAGTGGGTGATCGGTGAGACGCCCCCGGTCGGTGTCGGACCGGCGCTCGTAGGCATGCAACGTCAGGGACGCGATATTGCGGGCCAGGAACGTGATGACGGTCTGCACCTGCGGTTGGGCGTCGAAGATGTGCCCGTACTCCACCCAGGTGTTGCCGAGCTGCATCGCCGGGGGGAGCGTGTACCCGCCGTGGTCGCGGATGTGTTCGAGCTGGCCGCCGGACACGATGAGGCTCACGGGCGGATCACCTGCCAGAACTGGATCTCGCGGCGTTCGATGATGACCGCGCCGTCGCAGCCGACCGGGTTACGGCCGGGTTCGAGGCGTTCGGCGTTGCGGAGTTCCACGAGGTGCCCGGCCTTGCGGTAGAGGACCCCTCGGAAGCCGGTGCCGTCGTGCAGGTTGATGACGACCTCACGGCGGAGGAGCAGGCGAAGCCATGCGAACACGCGGGCCACCTCCTTTCTCGGTTGAAGGGGGTGCGCCCACGGCAGCGATGCGCCAGAATCGGGACATGGGTGAGTGGATCGTTCAGAACTGGCTTGCGTGCGTTAGTGCAGCGGCGGCAACCGTGGCCATCCCGGTATCCGTTTTTGCAGCACGCCACTGGGGCACCAGGAGAAACAAACTAGCCTTCCAATATTCTTTGACCCCCCTTATTTCCGTAGAGGAAATCCGAACACCAAGCGGAGGAAACATCGAAGTAAGAGTAAACGGGAGGACCATCCACGAACCCCACATTGTCACTTTACAGCTATCCAACGTTGGCCCACGCGATATCACCAGCTCCCACTTCGACAGTGGAAAGCCCCTCAGGTTTGTTTTTGACAAAGTGGACTACGCACGTGATGTTGTAATGGACGGACAGAGAGACAACACGGAGGAAATTAAAGCCAGCATGACTATCGCTGGCGAGGCAGGCACCGGAAAGATCAAACCGGGAACCGCCGAAATGACCGTTGGACCGATACTTCTTCAAGTTGGAGCATCATTGACGTTCAATATTCTTACCTCAGGCCGACCAAAGATATCTATTGTGAACTCATTGGTGGACACAGACCTTGAAGAATCAGTTCTCGTCACTCTCCCGAGCAGCCGAGTCAAGGTAGAAGGAAAGAGATTTGGACGAACATGGAACATCATGCGATGGTGAGGCCGCGGTTTTCGTAGGCGGACACCACGCCGGTGTCGGTGTCGGCGTTGAGAACCATCGCGTTCGCGGCCATCGCTGCCGTGGGGACACCGTCGATGCGGTACCCGGCACGGCCCCGGTCGGGTTTATTCGGGCGGATCAGGTCGACGTTATAGGAGGCGTGGCGGACCTCGACGGCGTCGAAGCACCACGCCGCGACCGGGTTGCCGTGGGTGGCGAACCGTGCCGTTTTCACGAGCGCCATGACCTCGTTCAACCCTGGGGTCATGCGGTCGTAGGTGTTCTTGTACGCGGTGATCTCGCCCTCCTCCGGGTCGAGCCCGGTGAGGTCGCCGACCTTGTTGAGCACCGGCCACATGCTGAACTCGTCGGCATGCACCGCACGGATGGCGAAGTCGTTGCCGTCTTCCCCGATGTCGTCGTAGATGCGTTCGTAGTCGAGCAGGCCGCCGTCGTGCACGGACAGCCACCCGCCAGCCGCCCACTGGGAAGGCAGGTTGTCATTGGCCTTGTCCAACCGCACCAACGATTCCTCAGTGGCCCAGAACCGCCACATGACGTCCACCGGCCCGCCGGCCTCTTCGGGCTCGAACAGCAGACACCAGGCGGTCAGGTCGAACTTCGCGCTGAGGTCGAGGCCGCCATAGGCAGTGCGGCCGAGCAGCACAGCCCGCCCGTCCTCGGGGCTGGACCAAAGCTCCCCCGCCGACGCCACATACAGGGGCATGGGCATCCACCGCGTGGCGGCCCGCACCCACATGTTGAGGCGGAACTGCTTGAACGCCTGCTCGGCGGTCGGGTCGTTGCGGGCTTCCAGCGCTTCCTCGCGCATGGACTTCAAGCTGAGGAAGTCGCCCAGGGCAGGGTTGGCGTGGAACCAGTGCTTCTCGTCCCACGGGTCCGCGTCGGCCGGGGCGTTGCGGATGAACGTGAAGATGTGCGGGGCACGGGCCGGGTCGTCCTGGACGCGCACCATCTCGTTGTGCATGTTCGCCGCGAACGAGTTGGGGTTGTCGCCTGCGGTGGTGGCCGCGGCCATGAGCGGCTGCTTGCGCGCGCCCGAGCCCATGCCGGTGCGGAGCGCGTCCCACATGGACCGGTTGCGCCACGCCAGGATCTCGTCGGCTGCCACACCGTGAGGGTTGGAGCCGAGGGCACCCTGAGCGTCAGCGGCGATCACCTGGTAGTAGCTGTTGGTCTTCTTGTAGACGAGCCGCTTGTTGGCGTCCTTGACCTGCACACGCCGCGACAGCTTCGGGCTGAGCCTGACCATCTGCGCGGCGACGTCGAACACCAGAGCCGCCTGATCGCGGTCACGGGCCGCACCGTACAGCTCCGCGGACTCCTCCCCGTCAGCAACGAGCAGGTACAGCATGATCCCCGCCAGGATCTCCGACTTGCCGTTCTTCCGGCCCAGCTCGATCCACGCGATCCGGTACCGGCGCACGTACTCATCGATCTCGTCGGACCACACCACCTCGCCGAACAGCGACCGAACGATGTCGTCGCGCTGCCACGGGGTGAGGACGAACGGCTTGCGCGCGTACCGGCCCTTCGTGTGCACGAGGATGTTCGCGAAGAACCCTTCGGCGTGGTCGGCGCGCGGCACACAGAAGTGGTCGCCGACCTCCTCGCACGAGTGGCCGCGGTGAGTCCACCCGCACACCCCGGGTTCGGTGCGCTCCTGGTCCTGCTCGACGCCGGGGTCAGAAGTAGTCGTCACCGCTCTCGGACCCCCGCTCGACCTTCAGGCCGGCGCGGTCGCTGGGACTGAGACCGAACCGGGCGCCGATCTTGACCATGAGGTCGGCGTAGTCGCGTGCCATCTGGGCTGCCGGGTTCTTGACCAGGTTGCCCTTCGCGCCGTACACGAGTAGGCCGTGCCGCTGGACTTCTTCCGAGGCCCGGCGGTGGTTGATGACCGCGTCGCAGAACACGGCGAACTCGTCCACGTCCCAGGGGGTGAGGACGCCGGTCTTCTCCAGGTCGGGGGCGAGTTGCCGCCAGACGTCGAGGGCGGTTTCGGTGCCGGGCTCGGGGTCGACGTCGAGGGCGACGAGCCAGGCGGGGGCTTCGACGGGTTGGGCGGAGGGCGCCGGCTCGTCTTCGTTGAGGCCGCGCGTGTCGCCTTCGAGGGCCTTCTGGGCTGAGGGTTTGGGGCGGGGGCCACGGTCTCCCATGTGTTCACCTCCGCTCCGTCCAGGGCCGTCTCAGGGCAAGCCGATAGCGCAGGGGCGGGAACGCGCTGACCTGCGGCGATGGGAACAGTTCGGAAAACTCTGCGGCGTCAACGGCGAGTCACCCGCGCGCCCGCGCATAACCGCAGGTCAGGGGATTGCGACGCCCCTACCCCCTGGTGGGGGCCATAGGGGTGTGCGGGCTCTGACCTGTGCGTATGCGGGAGGCGGTCGGGGTGGTGGAAGGGGTTCACCCGGTGGTGATGTGCTGGTCGACGTGGCCGGGCCGGTAGAGGCGGTGCCAATCCCGGATGTGGTCGGCCCATGCGGCGGGTCGGTGTGCCTGTGCCCTGCGGGTGAGCGTGTCCTGGTCGGCGTTGATCATCACTATTCGCGCTCCGCGTTGCTTCCACTCGCCTCGCGTCGCTGGGTTGGGTGCGGAGTGGATGATCCAGGCGGCGCGCAGGTTGTGGTCACCGTGCAGGAGTCGGTGGAGGATGGCGTCCCGTGCGTCGAGGGCGAACGGGGTCAGGGCTGGGGGTTGGTCGTGGTCGTCCCGGGTGGGGTGGGCGTTGATCGCGTGGTAGAGGGCGTCGAGGTCCACGACCAGGTCGCCGGGTTGGGCGTGCTCTGCCACCCAGGTGTTCTTGCCTGCGCATGGTGGGCCGCACACCAGCGTGATGCGGTGCGCCTTGCTGTTGCGGCGGGTGCACTGGTCGCATCGGGTGGTGCGGGAGGTGGTGTGTCGGGGGCAGCCGGGTGTGGGGCAGGGGTAGCGCACGGTGCCTCCCTCCGGTGAATGCTCCCCCGGTGGGGGTTGGGGTGGTGTTCCCCAGGGGTGGGGCCGGGGGGGCAAGTGCCCCTGGGGGCGGTGGGGGTGCCCCTACCAGGGGGCGTCCCTGTACCAACCCCCCGGCTGGAACCGGGCGGTCTCCGACGAGTGGCAGGTGTGGCAGAGACCGCGGCCGTATGAGGGGTCGTTGGGGTCCAACCCCATCGCGATCAGCGTCTTACGGTCCAGCGGCCAGTGGTCGGCTTCCTCCGCCTCAGCCTTCTTACAGATGCGGCACTGGCGGTCACGCTTGAGCACCCCGGGCCGGAACCGTGTCCGGTGGGCGTGCCCGTACCCCTGCACGGTGGAGTGGCCGCGGCGCTGTCTCAGATCGCGGTTCGCTCGGGTGCGGCAGTTCGGGCAGGTGGGTTTGCCGGGGCGGGCCTTCCCCGAGCACCCGGGGGTCTTGCATGGTTGAGAGGGGCGGGCAGGCACATTCACCTCCACACAACCGCTGGTGCGCCTACAGCGTCTTACCAAGTAGGGGCACGCTTAGGGGGCTGTCATGGCACGAATGACCATCGGCAAAGCCGTGATATCCGACGACGAGAAGTGGTACTACACCGGGTTCCGGTGGAAGCCTCTCCTGGAGACGCCGGCAAGCCCAAAGCCGAAACTGGAAGAGTCAATTGCTGCGGGCGAGCTACAGGACCCGTTGGAGTCCGGGGCTGCTGGCAAGAAGCTGGTGGGCCTTATCGCTGAGCACGGGTCGGTGACGGCTGCTGAGGAAGCGGTGGGGTTCGATCCTGCTGGGCTGGTTCCGCCACGGGAGACTCTGCGGGTTTCGGTGTACAAGGACCGGCGTGCGTTCGAGAAGGACGCAAAGAGGATGATCGCGCAGGGGTGGCGTATCCAGCAGCAGGAGAAGGATGCGGATCGCACGTCGGCGACCCCGGTGGTCAACGGTGCTCTTCTCGGAACCCTCTTCTGGGGCCCCATCGGTACTGTGGTCGGTGGTGCGTATGGCGCTTCTGTCTCAAAGAAGCGCGGACAGGTGCAGGTGATTTGGGAGCGGGACTAACGCTCTCGAATGCGCACTGCGGAGTGGGCCGGTTGGTCACGACGCGAGGTAGTCCAGGACGAACCCGATGAAGAACAACGGGGCCGCGATGACCCGCAGCCACCACTCGAACCGAGGCCGGGCGAGTAGGCGGCCAACCCCCACAACGGCCGGCCCTGCGAAGCGTTCGATCCCCAGCGCAAGAGCGACCGCCACGATGAAGAAGAGGACCCGAGCAACAACAAGGTCACCCGGCCACGGCCATGCTCGCGCTACCACATCGTTGAGTCCGCTCACCTCAAAGACGGCGAAGGAGCCACCACTAGCAAGTCCAACTGCGTAGAGCCTGACCTCCGCTGTCTTGCCTTGGAGACTCACCCCCCACGCAGTGATGCGCTCGGACCCGATGATGTCCAAGACGATGGTGCACCCGGCCAGGAACGCCAGGAGTCTTCCGGCGCGGCCGAGCCACCACACAGGCGCCCCGTACAGGGTGTGGCGGTGAGCTGCTGGCCGGACCACCACAGGGCCCAGGCGTCGGTGAGGGTGAGGTCCACCTGGAGGAAGGTAGCGGGACCGATGTGGTTGGTGGAGCAGGTTGGCCAGTAGCGGCCACCCGGTCACCTTGTTCTGTCTGTTGTGTCCGCGTCGTGGTGCATACTTCTGACATGCCACTTGAACGAGTTGAATCGAGCTTCGAGAGAATCGAGCTAGATCCACTTTCACTGCATCGCGAAGACCTTGTAAGGGCGAGCGAAATCCTGTCCCAGCATGGCCCTGTCGAAGTGAAGGTCAACGACAAGTTCAAGTTCACTGATGCAAGCGGCTGGGAAGAGGTAGCCCGAACCGTTCGAGAGCCAATCACATCGGTGGACATCAACGCGAGCAATGAACGCCCCTTTCCAAGTATCGGGCTCTCACTTTCTACGAAATATATCAGCTACATACGCATCCACGGCGCTAACAACGAACTCCGAGGGTTAGCCGCAACCCTAAAAAGCGAGCTGGGCGAGCATAGAAGGCGCAACATCCCTTTCTGGATGCGGATGGTCATCTCTCAGCTCTTTAACCTCGTGGTAGCAGCCACGGTCGCCACATGGATGATTATCGCAGGCACAGACGGCCGCGTGGCACTACTGAGCACCTTGCTCGCAGCCCTCGCGTCCTTGGGGCTCACCTCCTGGATTCCCTTGGTCTACCAGGAAACAAAAACCAAGATAGTAAATGCCACCTATGCCGAGGACCCGCCGTTCCGTGAGCGCCTGTTTGAGGACCACGGAGTAGCCCTGTTCTGGACGATCTTCGGCTGCATACTAGGAGGTCTTATCGGCTACTTCGTGAACCAACTTCCGCCCCTGCCGTAGCTTCCCGGCAGGGACCGCATGCGAGGAGCCCGGGGGCGTTGATCGGTCTACCCGAAACACCCAGCTGAAGAGAGCTTGTACACCACGAAGCCGACGCCGAACATCAGCGGGGCCGCGACCAGAGCCCGGAGGAGCCCGAGCACAAGGTACATCCAGTCGCCGCTGAGGAGAGAGATCGCAGTGAAGGCCCCGAGGTAGCAAGTTGCCATGGTGAGGCCGAATTGGGCGTCTTCGCGGCGGCTCACGCACCCCCCACTCGTAGGTGACCGACCCGTCGCCGTTGTCCGTCACCTGACGGGCACGTCCGGGTAGTCGTCCTCATCGGTCGTGTACGCCTGCGGGCCCTTCAACGCCATGGACCATGCGAGGGTAAGCGCCAGATGCTTCCAATCCGGCTCCCCCGTCAGCTCCGACGCGGCACCACGCAACCCGTCCGCGATCGGACCGGCCAGAGGGCCGAGCGTACCCAGCCCTTCCGGGTCGAGCTTCACGGGCAGGTCGATGGTGGCGGTGCCGAGCTTGTGGCGGCGGCCCCGGCCAACCTTGACGTACACGGTCATGGGGGCGGTGAGCTTGCCCATCAGGAGTCGCCTCCCGTCAAGCGGAGGGTCGCCACGTCACCAACGATGGTCATCGTGTGGGCGGGGAGCGCCCGGCCCACCTGCACCAGGTACCCGATGGGGCGTGCCGGACCTCGAGGAGACGCAGGGCAAGGGTCTTCCACGCCAGGGCCCGTCCGGACAGCACTTCTCCGCGGGTGGGGTTGTCCGTGGGCGGGTTCGCGGGCGGCGGGTCGTCGTCGGGCAGGGTCACAGGGAACGGGAACGCGATGATTGCCGGGGTTGTCACAGCCTTCCGGACCGTGGTCACCAGGTCGAGGCGTCCAGCCAGTTCTTCCTCGGTTAGGTGGTCGAGGACCAGGATGTCTTCCCGGCCGCTCTTTGTGTCCACGTTGAGGGTTCGGAGTCGGGCCATCAGGGGTTGGTCTCCTCAGGGTGATGAGGTGCAGGGGGATGTCGAACATGTCGGCGATCCGTTGAGGGGTGAACGCCGGCGCCTGCTGGACGCTCGGCGCGTCGGGGGGCTCGGTTGCCGGGTCGCCCCACAGCTTCGCCAGCTCGTCGCGCATGCACTCCGGGGCCAGCTCCACCTCCACTTCGCACCGGCCGGTGGCCGAGTCGAAGGTGTGAGCGGCGAGGGTGCCGTACAGGGGTGGCCGCCCGGGGCGTTCGTAGCGGACCCGGTACTTCTGTCGGGGTTCGGGCTCCGGAAAGACCAAGGCCACCGGGTCGCCCTTGAACTCGGCGGTGAGCGTGCCAAAGTCGGCGAGCGGGGTCGTGTCCGCGGGCTCGGCCACCTCCGAGACAGCGCCGTTGGTGGTGCCGAGCCATGACCACCCAGGCTCCTCGGGGTCGGCGCCCAGCGGGGCGATGAACACCTCGGCCATCAGCCGTCTCTCTCGGTGAGGACGAACGGGCCGATGCTCGGGGTGTTCGGGAGGATCACGGTGACCTTCGGGCCGACCTCGGCCGGGGCCTGGTCGGGGCCCACGCCGGGGCGCCTCCCTCTCCCACACCGTCTGGTTGCGGGGCGGCGTCGTAGGCGGTGATACGGAGCCCGTTCTCGGGGGTGCACTCGACGCTGGTGGGATCGACGTGCCAATACCTGGTGATGCCGTCCGCCTGTTGGACTCTGATCATGGGAAACCGAGGGCCGAGCGGCACCTGTTCAGCGGGGAGTCCGGGGGTGCGCCACGCGGCGGGCACCGTGGGGTGGTCGGTCACGGGGTGTCCTTCCGGGGGTGGAGGCCGTGAACGCCTGGGTGAACCAACACAAGGATCCCTAGTCCCAACCGTCTCCTGAGAGGATGAACGGATATCTAGACAGTCTCCGCTTAATTAGAACATTGGGTAGGGTTGGGTCATGTTCCGCAGCCATAGCGCAACACAGAACCATGTTGTCGCCAAGCACATGCGAAGTTACTTCCAGACACTCCCGCAAGGCGCGAAAGACAACCCCGCCGTGGCCGCGCGCCACTATGCACTCCATCTGTTCAACAAGCGACAGAGAGCACTTGTGGACCAAAAACGTTTCACGCGGTCGAAGTTCCATGTGGGCCTTGGCACTTCTGACGCTTCCCTGGCGACCTTAACCATGCGGAGCACACTCGTAACTGACACACTCCTACTCTCACATCAAACAAGAAATCCTCAGCCCGTAGGAATAATCAAGTCAAGAAGCAAATTTCTACCGCACTCAGTAAACACAGATGTTATGGGCTACGGCGGAAGAATAGATGAAAGAACCCAGCTTCTTATTCAATGCCCAGACATGGACCTGCTCGGAGGCTGGATATTAGAAAGCGAGCCCCTACTCAAAGCAGGCATCGCCTGGTACCTCCCTACATATCTGACTCGTGAAGAAGATATTTATGACGACTACGAACACTTCGGCGTCGAAAATAGAACATCTTCCTCCGTGAGCCCCCTGCAACGCATCCCATCCCTTGTCGATCTACTCGTCAAAAATGGCAGAGCAGTCGGCGAGTCGGACACAGAGCCCCTCAAGTCACACTTAGTTCGGGAAATACTCCGCATTGAACTACCTTTCCTTCAGACGACCCGGCTGCGGGACTTCAGCAAGATCACAGTCGAGGAATTCGAGTCCTACACAGGTTTCCGCGGGTTCCTGCGACAGAGCCTGATCGACGTGGACAGCGCAATCAACGCCGTCCAATCCGAACGCGAGATCGCAAAGATCGGCGAGCAAATTGCGGACGGTGTACGGTCAATCGAGGCACAAATCGTGACGGCACGACGCAAGCAAGCTCTCGCCGTCACCGGAGCCACGCTCGGAACAGTGGGGGCTTCCCTGGCGGCGGTCTACGGACCGGCGTTGGAGGAGGTGCTGAAGCTTGTCGGTGTCGCTGCCGGAGCGGGTGGAATCTGGGGCATCATCCAGGCCGCTGCTGAGAACCATCCCAAGTCACTGCGCCATGACAAGTGGTACTACGTCTGGGTCTTGGAGCGGAATTCGCGCAAGTCCCGGTAGCCCGAGCGGGCCACGACGAACCACTGTCAGGCCGAGATGTCACCCGTCGTTGGCCTCGTCTAGGCCGCAGGTCTTGGTGCGGATGCGGGGGCTGCACAGGTCCGGCCGTCCTCCTCGGGCGATCCCGGAGTTCGCGCGGAACAGGACATCGTCCAGGGCGTTGAAGGCGAGGTTTTTGTCCGCTCCGTCCGGGACGTGGGTGTTGATGAGGTGCGCGAACCCGAGGGCGCCGCCGCGCACGGTCTCGTGGGCGGTGATGGCGTCGGGGGTGTTGGAGGGGTGGTACTTGTACCGGTGGTCGATGTCGGCGGGGCGCATGGGGGTCTCTCCCTCAGGGATTGGGGCTACTCCCACTCGCGGCCGACGTTGCCATTCCGCGCCAGTGGGGGTTGTGCCGCTTCAGATTGTCGATGTGGTCGATGAGGACCTGCGAAGGGCGGAACAGCTCCGTGCCGGGCTTTCGGAGTGCCCTGAACTGGCGGTGCCGTTTCGCTTCGAGCTGGTGGTCGCCTTCCTCCACCGCGAGCAGCCGGGGGCGGTGCCCGTTCTGCTTCAGCTGGTGGAGGCGGTTGCAGAGGTTCTGGGAAGTGCCGATCTTGATGTGGTCGGCGCCGCGCCAGGTGATGTAGTAGACGACGTGTGCGGCGGTGGGCTCTTGGGGTGCGGGTTCAGGGGCGGGAAGGCCCTCGAACGCGGCTCGTAGCGTCTGCTTGTGGGAGTTGCAGAGCATGACGTCCGCGATGATGACGGTTGCTCGTTCCCAGCAGCGCACTCCGGCACATCGGGCGTAGCCGCTGATGACTGGGCTCTCGACGGTCACAGGGTTGCCTTGGGGCTTACAGGGCTGAACGCGCGGGACTCATGGGTATGACTCCAGGGGATTCGTTGCTGTGGGTGACCAGATTCGGGGCGCTGGGGGGTTGGGGCTCCGGATTTGCGGGGTTAGACCCGACATCGGAGGCCCGAACGGGGAGTCCGGCTACGTTCGGTTACACCTTGGCGTTGGCGCGGTGGATGGTGTCCTCCAACACGGCGCACTCCTCAGGCGGCAACAGCCCGGCCGAGCGTCTGGGCGGGGCTCACTCCTCGCCGTCCTCCGGGGCGCCCACGAACACCGACAGGGCGACCTGCCGGACGAACGTCGCCGCGACCATCGCGTGA